GGCGCGGCGCGCGGCTCTGGACCGTGGCCACCTCGACCTTCAAGGCCGAGACCTATCGCTTCCTGCGGCAGGACCGGCCGACGAGAGAGGAACAGGCCGCGGGTGCGCTGTGCCCGCCCGGCACAATCCACCTGCCGGACTGGGCGGACGGCGAATGGCTCAAGCAGCTGACCGCCGAGCAGCTGGTGACGGTGAAGGGCAAGCGTGGCTTCACGCGGCTCGAATGGCAGAAGCTCCGCGAGCGCAACGAGGCGCTGGACACAAGGGTCTATGCCCGCGCGGCGGCGTGGATTCTCGGGGCGGACCGCTGGCCCGAGGCGCGCTGGGCCGATCTGGAGGCTCAGCTTGGGGTGGCGAATCCGGACGGGCCCGAGGCCGGTGCGGCAACGGCGCCATCCGTCCCGACACGACCAATGCCGCGCCGACGCACGGTGCGCTCGAGCTACATGAGGTGATCCATGGCCACGGCCGCAGAGCTCCGCGCACGCCGCGACGCGCTGACCGCGCAGCGATCCTCGGGGGTGGCGCGGGTAAGCTATGACGGCAAGACCGTGGACTATCGCAGTCTCGCCGAGATCGACCGGGCCATCGAGGCGCTGGACCGCGAGATCGCCGCGGCCGAGGGGCGTCGGATTGTCCGGCAAGTGCGCGTAACGACGGCGAAGGCTCTCTGAACCCATGGGCATCTTCGACCGTTTCCGCCGCCGCTCGACCGGCGGTCCCGCTGCCGTGCGCGCCCGTCTCGAAGGTGCGATGGCGAAACGCCGGCTGCGGGGCTGGAACCCGCCGCTCGAGAACATCAACGCGCTGGTCGCCTCCGGAGGCCCGCGGCTCCTGGCGCGGTCCCGAGAGCTGGTGGTGACGAACGGCTATGCCGCCAACGCCTGCGAAGCCTTCGCGGCAAACCTTGTCGGCGATGGCATCAAGCCCTCATCGCTCATCGGAGACGCCGATCTGCGCGACCGGGTCCAGCGGCTCTGGCTCGCCTGGACCGACGAGGCCGATGCGGACGCGTTGACCGACTTCTACGGTCTGCAGGCCATGGTCGCGCGCGAGATGTTCGTGGCGGGCGAGTGCTTCGTCCGGATGCGCCAGCGTCGGGTCGAAGACGGGCTACTGGTCCCGCTCCAGCTGCAACTGCTGCAGTCCGAGATGCTGCCCTTCGAGAAGACCGAGACCGCGGCGAACGGCAACCGCATCCGCTGCGGGATCGAGTTCGACGGCATCGGCCGCCGCGTGGCCTACCACTTCCGCCGCCGCCACCCGGGCGATAGCACCGACCAAGGGGCGGTCATCCCGGAGACGGTGCGCGTGCCGGCGGCGGACGTGCTGCACATCTATCGCCCCATCGACGCGGGCCAGATCCGGGGGCTGCCGCATATCGCGCCGGCGATGGTGCGTCTGTTTCTGCTCGACCAGTACGACGATGCCGAACTCGACCGGAAGAAGACCGCCGCAATGTTCGCAGGCTTCATCACCAAGACCGCGCCGGAAGAGCCCATGATGGGCGAGGCCGAGGCGGATCTCGACGGCGCGGCCATCGCGAGCCTCGAGCCCGGCACGATGCAGGTGCTGCTGCCCGGCGAAGACGTGAAGTTCTCGTCGCCCGCCGATGTCGGCGGCGGCTACGAGGCGTTCCAGTACCGGACGCTGCTCTCGGTCGCGGCCTCGCTTGGGCTGCCCTATCACCTCGTCACCGGCGATGTCCGGCAAGCGAACTACTCGAGTCTCCGGGCCGAACTCGTCGAGTTCCGTCGCCGCATCGGCCAGCTGCAGCATGGCGTCATCGTGCACCAGCTCTGCCGGGCAGTCTGGCGGCGCTGGCTGGAGACCGCGGTCCTGTCGGGCGCGCTGGAGGCCGATCCGGCAGAGGTGCGACCGGTGCAGTGGATCCCGCCGCGCTGGGACTGGGTCGATCCGCTGAAGGACATCCAGGCGCAGGTGCTGGCGATGGAGGCGGGCATCACCTCGCGGCGCAAGGTGGTCGAGGCCACCGGCTACGACATCGAGGAAGTCGACCGCGAGAACGCCGCCGACGCCGCGCGCGCGACAGGGCTCGGCCTGCGCTACCGCACCAGCCCCGGCGAGACGCAGGGCGCCCGCGCGACGCCGGCGACCCGGGCCGAGCCCGGCGATGGCGCCGGTAACGACACGGACGACGGCGCCGACGCGACCGATCCGGCCACCGAACAGGAGTGACGACATGGCAAACTGGTATGCGATCCGCGCCCGAGGGACGGGTGCGGAAGTGGCGATCTATGACGAGATCGGCGCCTACGGGGTCTCGGCGAAGGGGTTTCTGGCAGAACTGGGCGCGCTGCCTGAGGGCACGCCTGTCGATCTGCGGCTCAACAGCCCTGGCGGGTCGGTCTTCGACGCAGTCGCGATCCACAACGCGCTGAAGCGGCACGAGGGCACGGTCACGGTCTGGATCGACGGCATCGCCGCCTCGGCTGCGTCCTACATCGCGATGGCGGGCGACGAGATCGTGATGCCTGAGAACGCCTTCCTGATGATCCACGACCCGGCCGGCCTCGTCATGGGCACGGCCGAGGACATGCGCGCCATGGCCGAGGCGCTCGACAAGGTGAAAGGCAGCCTCGTCTCCGGCTACGCCGCGAAATCCGGCCGGACGCCGGACGACGTCTCCGCGCTGATGGCCGCCGAGACCTGGTTCGATGCAAGTGACGCCATGGCGCAGGGCTTCGCCGACCGGCTGATCGAGCCCGTCCGGATCGCCGCGCGCTTCGACATCGGCCGCTTTCGCAACGCGCCGCCGGATTTGGTTGAAGCTATCGAAGCCGAGCCGGAGCCCAACGCTGAGTGCGACGGCCGGGAGATCGAAGCGGACGAGGATACCGACGCCGCCGCCGAAGGCGACCCGGTCGAGGGCGCCAAGGACGAGCCGGCCGCCACCTCCGACGACCCGCGGCCGTCGGCCGTGACGCTGCCGCCCAGTGGCGCGCCGCCGGACCCGGACGCGATCCGGGCAGAGGCCATCGGGCATGCGCGGGCCGTCGTCGATCTCTGCCGTCTCGCGGGCCAGCCGCAGATGGCCGGCCGCTTCCTCGAAGAGGACGCCAGCCTCGACGCGGTGCGCGCGGCGCTCCTCGCCGCCAAGGCCGAGGCGGAGCCCGAGATCGCGCCCCATCACCCGCAGCCCGGCCGCTCCTCGGCCGCGCGCCCCTGGGGCGAGATCGTCGCCCGCACCTTCAAGCTGAAAGGATGACATCATGACCACGCTGGTCGAAGGGAAACACCCCGGCGACTTCCTCGTCTGGGAGGCCTTCCGCGACTACACCCGCGAGACGATCACCGTCGCGGCGGGCACGCTCGAGCCCGGCACGGTGCTCGGCAAGATCACCGCCTCGGGCAAGTACGCTGCCCACGACCCGGCCGCCGTCGACGGCACCGAGACCGCCGTCGCCGTGCTCTGGGGCAAGGCGGATGCGAGCGCTGGCGATGCGCCCGCCGTCGCGGTCGTCCGCGGCCCCGCTATCGTCAACCGCCACGACGTCGTCTTCGCCGGCACGCCCAGCGAGGCCGAGATCGCGGCCGCCCATACGGCGCTTCTCGCCGCGGGCATTCTCGTCCGCTGACCCAATCTCGACAGGAGGCATTCTCATGGCCACCATGGACATCTTCGAAGGCGATGCCTTCACCATCGTCGAGCTCACCCGCGCGCTCGAGAACATCCCCTACAAGCCCGCGCTGCTCTCGGGCTCGAACCTCTTCAGCCCGCGCGGCGTGCGCTCCCGCACCGTCGTGATCGAGAGCCGCGACGGCACGCTGTCGCTGATCCCGTTCTCCGAGCGCGGCTCGGCCTACGAGAGCCAAGTGCCTGACCGGCGCGAGATGCGCGCTTTCGTCTGCCGGCAGTTCAAGAAGCAGGATGTGCTCTGGGCCTCCGAAATCCAGTCCGTCCGCGACTTCGGCTCGGAAAGCGCCACCCAGCAAGTCCAGACCGAAGTGGCCTATCGGCTGCGCAAGCTCCGCCAGGACGCCGAGACCACCTTCGAGTACCACCTCCTGAACGGCATCCAGGGGCTGGTGAAGGACCCGAAGGACCACGCCACGGTCGTGAACTACTTCACCGAGTTCGGCATCACGCCGGCGGCCGAGATCGACTTCGACCTCGACAATGCGAGCCCCGCCTCGGGAGCACTGCGAAAGCGCTGCCAGGCGCTGATCGAGAGCGTCGAGGACTCGATGGGCGGGCTTTCAGCCGGGGCGGTGCAGGTTCGCGCCGAATGCGGCTCGGCCTTCTTCGCCGATCTCGTCGCCCACAAGGAGGTGCGCGAGACCTACCTCAACACCGCCGCGGCGGCCGATCTGCGCGGCCGGGTGGCCGACGAGGTCAGCTTCGGCGGCATCACCTTCCGCCGCTACCGGGGCGGCGTCGGCTTCACCGTGCCGACCGACAAGGCGTTCTTTTATCCCGAAGGCATCGAGGGGCTCTTCGAGATCTACTACGCCCCCGCCGACACCTTCGAGACGGTGAACACCCTCGGCCAGCCGCTCTATGCCCGCACGATCCCCGACCGGGATCGCGACGAGTGGGTGAGGCTCGAGATCGAGAGCAACCCGCTGCCTATCTGCACTCGCCCGCAGGTGCTGCGACAGGCTAGGCGGACCTGACGAGTCAGAGCGTGACGCTGTATCGGGCGTGAAGATCGCTGAGATGCCGGACCAGCCAGTCGGCCGGTTCGGTGTCCTGCCAGAAGCGCCATAGTTCCGGATAGCTCATCGCCTCGAACGCCGGTGATGATCCTGCCACGCGCGCCCTGAACTCGTCGATCTCCTCACGATGGGCGGCGAACTCCGGACCGGCACCCGAGTTCGCAGGCTCCCAGAACAGATAGAGCGGCGTCACGGGGCGGTCTGGAAAGGTCCGAGCCAGACCGAAAGCATGCTTGATGAGCTGTGCAGCCTCGAGCCAGGTGTAATGGTCCGGGCGATCCCGGAGGCGCAGCATCTCGCGAAAGTATCCCTGGCCGCGCCGCGCGTCCCTGATCTGCTCCTCGTAGGCGGGCGAGAATTCGGCCCGGTGGGCCGACAGGTGTTCGGTCAGCTTGGACTCGATCCCGACCACGCCGCCGGGGCCCGAAAGTACGACGTCGAGGTTGGGTGCACGGCCGCCGCGGAGTCCGGTGGGGCATTTCCGTTCGAAGCGAAGATCGTCGAAACCGGCACCCATCGGCATGGCGAGGTCGGCGATCCGGCTCCGAAACGGCGCGAAGCAGTTGACCGCCAGCCCAGATGAAGAATGGGCCGCCCGGAACTTGGTCTGCAGCTCGTTGCCGTCGCCTGAGGACAGGTCTGCTTCGAAATCCTCCAGCGAGACCTGCGGAAGCAGGGTGTCGCGAAAATCTGCAACGTAGCCCTTCGGGTCGAGGGACGTGTCCGGGTGCTGGCGCATGAACGCCTCTGACAGCGCCTGAACGGCTCGGACCCTCGTCGGGCGCTCAAAATCGATTCCTGTTTCATGGGAGCAGTATAGCCATGACCAGCGCGTTCGCATCCGCCCTTGACGCGCTCTTCGCGGATGCGCATCTCTCGCGCGACATCGTCTTCATCGCCGAGGGCGGCGCGCCTTCGCTGGTCCGCGCGATCCTGCGGCGGCCCGACGACGTGACCGGCTTCGGAGATGCGCGCATCTGGTCGGAGACCACCCGGCTGGATCTGCGCCTCGCCGAGGTGGCGAGCCCGCGTCCCGGCGACCGCATCGAGATCGACGGCGAGCCCTTCCTCATCCAGGGCGAGCCCGTCCGCGACCGCGAGCGGCTCGTCTGGACCGTGGACCTGCGCCCGGCCTGACACCGATGAAGCTGAAGCTCGACATCAGCCCGGACCTCGTCGCCGCCATGGCGGCCGAGGTGAAGGCGGGCGAAAAGGCCGTCACCGCCGCCATGCGCGAGGCCGGAACCGGGCTCAAGACCGCCTGGCGCGGCCAGATCACCGGCGCGGGGCTCGGCCGGCGGCTCGCCAACTCGATCCGGAGCCAGACCTTCCCGAAGGCCGGCGAGAGCCTGAACGCCGCGGCGCTCGTGTGGTCCAAGGCGCCCGCCATCGTCGGCGCTCACGACACCGGGCCGCTGATCCGCTCCAAGGACGGGTTCTGGCTTGCGATCCCGACGCCAGCCGCCGGACGCGGCCTGCGCGGCGGCAGGATCACCCCCGGCGAATGGGAACGCCGTCGCGGGCTTCGCCTTCGCTTCGTCTACCGTCGGCGCGGGCCGAGCCTGCTTGTGGTGGAAGGGCGACTGAACAGCCGAGGGCACGGTGTCGCTTCGCGGTCGAAGACCGGCCGTGGGCGCACGACGGTGCCGATCTTCCTGCTGGTCCCGCAGGTCAAGCTGCCGAAGCGGCTCGACCTGGACCGCGACGCTGAAAGAGCGTTCGACAGCGTGCCGGGTTTGATCGTCGCGAACTGGGTGGAGGGGAGGATCCGATAGCGATCTCGACTGAGTGTGCCACGAGATCAAAGGTCTACGCCCCTGAGTATCGACAGCCAGTCCTCGAACTCGTCCAGACCGTATTTGTTCTTGGCCAGATTGCACGCGAGATGCGTGATCGCGACATTTGCATCGTCGTAGGCGCCGTTGGCGCTGTCTGTTCGATCCGCGGAGGGCTGCAGCATCTTGTTGCCTCCATCGGCGACGAGTGCGCCACCACACAGCGCGCATCGTCCACCTTGTTCGCCCCATTTGCGGACTAGGAGGGCATTGAGATCGGAAAGGTTTGGAGCTGATCGCAGCGGATTGACTTTCACACCGGTCTCACCACCGCGTTTGACGCGCTCGATGATCAGCATCGCCATCCGATAGGCTTCTTTCTTGACCGATGGTTCGATCTCTGCCGACACGCTGCTGCGCAGCTCGAGGTAGTTGGTGACGTCTTCGCGAAGGTTCAGGGTGATGGGCTCGATTTCGAGCGCCATCACGGCCTCTCGCTCGGTGCCGGTCGCTTCGACGACTGCGCCCCTGTTGGCGATCTCGGAAAATGATCGGTATGCAATCGGGATCGTGTCGTGTGCGGCCGGAAAAGGCGGCCCGACCATGTTTGCGGCTGCCAGCACCGCCATCGAGTGGGGCCAGCGATCGCCCCATTGTGCATTCGAGTTCGCCCAGACGTCCGGAGGTACGATCTTGCGCGTCTCGAGGATCTGGTTGGGCTCGATGGTCACTGCCGAAATCAGGCGGCTTCGGTGTTCCGGCAGCCGCGTCATTTCGGTGCTGGTCGTGCCGACGTAAACGAGAACGTCTCGACCTGCCACGAACTCGCGCCTGAGGCGATCGCCGACTGACCGCTTGGTGAAGGACACACAGGGCCACTCGTCGCTGATCTGAGCCCATTCGCTCTTAAGGAAGACTCGCCCGTCGGGTTTCATCATGTCGGATACACGCATGCCCCTGAACCTGATCGGAAATTAGCAACTTGGCAATTCGGCAAGTACGTCTCCAACCTGAGGTCCCGCGGTGCCCACCTCCCGCGAAACCATCCTCGCCGCGCTGCACGCGCGGCTGTCGGCGCTGCCCGCCACTGCCCTCCGCGGCGAGGTGCTGCCCGAGCGCATCCCGGCCGAGGGGCTCCTGATCCTGCGTGATGGCGAGCCGGGGGAACCGGAAGTGACCCTGTCGCCGCTCGCCTACCACTACCAGCATCGGGCCGAGATCGAGGCAGTCGTGCAGGGCGCCGATCGGGACGCCGACTTCGACAGGCTGACCGCCAGCATTGGCGCGGCGCTCGCCGCCGACCGGACGCTGGGCGGGCTCTGCGACTGGGTCGAGGCGGAAGCCCCGCGCCCCGTAGACCTGCCGGTCGAGGGCGCGGCCAGCCTGAAGGCCGCCGTGATCCCGGTGGTGCTGCACTATTCCACGGCCGACCCGCTCGGCTGATCCCGACAACCCGAGGAGAACACCATGGCACGAGCCCAGGGGGCGCGGGCGC